CAACCGCACCGAACATCCAGGCGAAGGGCGCTGCTGGCTCCATGGCGGCAAAAGCCCGGTCTGGTCGGGCCGATACTCCTCGGTCAAGAGAACTCGCCTTAAAGACCTCCTCGATCACTTTCAGGGGGACCCGAAACCCCTCGACCTCCTCGAGGACCTCGCGCTGCTGCGCTCCCTCGTCCTTGACTACCTCGAGCGATACGACGAGGTCACCGACGCGCTGGTCGCGTGGCACGAGTCGTTTCAGAGCTCCGAGCGGGCGACCAAGCCCGTCCGGGTGCTCGATGTCGCCGACGCCTCACGGCTCATCGATCGCGTCGGGACGATGGCGAAGCGTATCGAGGAGATCCGAGCCGAGAACGCCGTCAGCAAGAAGGACTTGTCCAGGGTGCTCGAAGAGTACGCACGAGCGGTGCGGCTCTACGTCCAGGACCCGGACACCCTGAACCGGATCGCCGATGCGTGGAGCCATATCCACCTCTAGCCTGGAGCAGACCGCGGCGGCCATCTTCAGCGAGGCGGCGTCGAAGGCGTTGAGCCTGCTTCGTCCGGAGGCCGAGGTTAAGCTCCCGGAGTGGCTGGCGCGGTACAGAGCCGACCCGGTCGCCTACGTGCTGGAGGTCTTCCCGTGGGGCAAGCCGGGCCCACTCGAGAAGCACGCCGGCCCCGACGCCTGGCAGCTCGAGATCCTCGAGCGGATTCGGGACGGCCTGCTCACCGTAGGCCAGGCGATTCAGCTCGCGATCAGCTCCGGCCACGGGGTGGGCAAGTCTGCGCTCGTCGCGTGGATCGTCTGCTGGTCGATCGACACCCAGGTGGACTGCCGCGGGGTCGTCACTGCCAACACCGAGGCCCAGCTGAAGGGGAAGACCTGGGCCGAGCTCGCCAAGTGGTTCCGGATCGGGGGTCTCGGGGAGCGCTTCGACCTCACCGCGACGGCCTTGATCAGCCGATTACCCGGACACGATCGCACCTGGCGCGTCGATCAGGTGACCTGGAGCGAGATCAAGCCGGAGGGCTTCGCAGGCCTACACAACGAAGGCCGCCGGGTGCTGATCGTGTTCGACGAGGCATCGGCCATCCCGGAAATCATCTGGGAGACGGCCGAGGGGGCCCTCACCGACCAGGAGACCGAGATCATCTTCCTCGCCCTCGGCAACCCCACCCGCAACAGCGGGCGCTTTTACAAGGTCTGCTTCGGGTCGCTCCGGCACCGCTGGATTACCCGGACGGTGGACGCCCGGACGTGCCGGCTGCCGAACAAGGAGCAGATCGCGCAGTGGGAGGCGGACTACGGGGAGGACAGCGACTTCTTCCGCATCCGCGTCCGAGGCGTGGCGCCGCGGAGCTCCGACATGCAGTTCATCCCGAGCGACGTGGTGCTGGCCGCCCGGAAGCGCGAGGCCTCCTGGACCTGGGAGGACCCCTTGATCATGGCGATCGACTTCGCGCGCGGGGGTGCGGACAAGACCGTCGTCGGCTGGCGCCGAGGGCTGAACGCCACGATCCGCAAGTGGCTCAAGATCCCGGGCTCGGAGTGCCGGGACACGATGCGGGTCGTCAGCCTGGTCGTGGAGCAGGCCACCGAGGCGCGGCCCGACGCGATCTTTGGGGACGCGACGGGAATCGGTGGGCCGGCACTGGATCGACTGCGCCAGCTCGGCTACCCCGTGTTCGACGTCCAGTTCGGCGGAGAGGCGCACAACAACCGACGCTACGCCAACAAGGGCACCGAGATCTGGCAACGCATGAAGGACTGGCTCTCCTGGGGGCAGATCCCGGACGACGAGAGCCTCGACGCGGACCTGACGACGCGGGAGTACGACCACGACAAAAAGGACAGGCTGATCCTCGAGTCAAAGGCCGACATGACGGCCCGGGGGCTCGCGAGCCCGGACGAGGCCGACGCCTTAGCCATGACCTTCGCGATCCCGGTGGCCCCGCGCTCGACCTCTCGAGAGCACGCGGCCCGGGGCTCGGTCGCCTCCGGCTCCGACTACGACCCGATGAAGGATATCTGACATGTGCTCGCTCCCCTTCCAGGCCGCGCCCAAGGTGCCCAAACCCCCGCCGATGCCGACGGCCCCAGAGCCGGACGTGGACATAGCAGCCCGTGCGGCGAGAGCTCGGGAGCGGGAGCGCGCCCGCCGCGGCTACCAGGCCACGATCCTTACGTCTCCGAGCGGACTCACCACGCCCCCGACGACGGCGCCGAAGCAGCTGCTGGGGAGCTGACCATGATAGTGTCGAGCAGGGACGGGAAGATCAAAGTCGATCGTCCGAGATGGAGGACGTGGGCCAGAGCGCTTACGGTGAGGGAACTGGTGCAGAAAGGTATGTTCGGAGACTACGCCTACAAAAGCGACTTTGTGGTGAGCAGGACCCTCAGTGCTCTGGATCGACTGGGAAGAAGCGTCCGAATGCTTCCAGATGGCCCGATCAAAAGCCAGCTGTCTGAACTGGTCGTCCAGCGGGAGGCGTTGCAATGACCTTCGCCACGGTCCTCGCCTGGATCCGACGCTGCCTCGGGCCCGATTGCGCCGGGGAGTCGCAGCTCTGCCCGGAGATCGTGGAGCTCGTGCGGAGGACGACCGACCTCTGCGTCCGGGTGATCGGGATGCTGCCGAGCGTCCAGGGGAAGGGCCTCGTGCAACTGTGTCCCTTCCACGAGGAGCAGACCGCGAGGCTCGTCATCTATCCCGACGGGAGGTTCCACTGCTTCGGCTGCGGGACGCAGGGCAAGGTCGACGATGACGGGGTGTTAGTGAAGGAATGAAGCTCGAGTGGGCCCGCTGCACGCAGTGCGGGAGGAAGATCGGTCTCTTCCAGCTCGGCATGACCGCTCAGGTGAAGTGCTCGCACTGCCGCACTATCAATGACGTGCGGTTACACCCGGAGAGGCGAGAGAGAGACCCAGCCAAGGCATAGGAACACCGTCTAGGTAGTCCGAGAGCGCAAGGCCCATTGAGGTGAAGCGCCAGGCAGAGATGCTTGGCGCTTTTTTCGTTTCAGGAGTGAGGGATGGCCAAGGAGCTCAGTCTCAAGGATCGGTGCCAGCGGCGCCTCGCGGCGTTAGAGACCGAGCGCAGCTACTGGGAATCGGCGTGGAAGGCACAGCGGGACTGGTTCGCGCCGAACCGCGGCCGGTTCGATGCGTCGGAGCGCAACCGGGCGGCCAAGAGCTCGGCGAGCATTATCAACAACAGCGCCTTTATGGCCAGGCGCACCTTCCGCAGTGGGCTCCATACGGGTCTCACGTCGCCGGCCCGGCAGTGGTTCCAGCTCGAGACCGAGGACCCGGAGCTCCTCGAGAGGGCGTCGGTGAAGGGCTGGCTCTACCTCCTCGAAACCCGGATGAGGTCGGTCTTCAGCCGGACCAACCTCTACACCAGCTTGCCCTCTGCCTACGAGGAGCTCGGGACCTTCGGGACGGCGGCCCTCGGCCACCTCGAGGACATGCGGGACCTCCTGCGGTTCCACTGCTACACGGCAGGCGAGTACTACCTCGCCATCGGTCCGCGGCTCGAGGTGGACACCTGCTATCGCAAGTTCCAGCTGCCGGTCAACGCCGTCGTCGGCCGCTGGGGGCTCGACGCCTGCAGTCTCGCCACCCGCCGCGCCTACGCCAACGGGGACTACGACCAGCTCGTGTCGATCGTCCACGCGGTGGAGCCGCGGCCCGAGCGCGACCCCAAGCGGATCGGCGCCAAGAACAAGCCGTGGCGCAGCGTGTATTTCGAGGAGACGGGCGACCGCGACCAGCTCCTCGGGGAGGGCGGCTTCGACGTCTTCCCGTTGCTCACCCCGCGCTGGGACGTGGTGAGCACCGACGTCTACGGCAGGGGCCCCGCGGCAGACGCTCTTGGAGACAGCCGGCAACTCCAGCAGCAGGAGCGTCGCAAGGCCCAGCTCCTCGACAAGCAGGTGAACCCCCCGCTCGTCGCCCCCAGCAGTCTGAGGTCCGGGACCGTTTCTACGCTTCCCGGCGGCATCACCTGGCACGACGAGCTCCAGGGGCAGGCCGTCGTGCGGCCCCTCTACGAGATCCGCCACGGGATCGGCGAGATCACGGTGGACATGGACCGGGTCCAGGACCGGATCCACCGCGCGTGGTACGCGGACATTTTCCAGGCCATCTTGAGACACCAGGGGGAGTCGCCCGAGAAGACGGCGGCCGAGATCGCGGAGATCGCTTCGGAGAAGTTCGTCAGCCTCGGCGACGTCCTCGAGCGGCTCTACAGCGAGCTCCTCACTCCGTTGATCGACCTCACGTTCGCCCGAATGCTGCCATCTGGAGACGTGCCAGCGCCC